GACGCCTAAAATGCCAGCTAAATCACCACGCTGTAAATCATTAATAATACCAATACCAGTGTCCAACAATCCGCCCTGTCCCAGCACCGACGCAGTTGATCCTGGACGAGCAATTGGACTACGCACTGTGTCATAGCGTGATGGGTCTGCAAAATTCTTGACATTGGTGTCACTGTCCACTCGCTGCCCGAATGGGTTGGATGCGCCAGATCCAATTGCACCACTGTAATATTTCACAGTTTCGTACTTGATGGTCATCTTGTGTTCCATGGTTCCGTTGCTCTGTGCATAATCAAATTGGTCATGCTGCCATCCGGTGATAATTGGATTGATTAGAACATAACTTACAAACTTGTGTTGGTTCAATCCATAGATACGAATATCACGAAAGAACGGAGGCTTGCCAGAAGTGTCAGTACCATTGGCAGCAGCATAACCCGAAGTGTCATTGAAGCTTTCTCCAATATATCCCCAGTCATTGCCATTGCGGTTTTGCGCATAGATATCACGATTGTTGTAACTAAACCCGGCCTGCATGTTCACTGCATTGCCGTTGGTGCCTTGTGTAGATCCACCACCAGAGTAGCTTTGGCTAGGATCTTTGTAATGGTAACTGAAGTAATTGTACCACATGTTACGAATTAAATCACTACCGTCGTCGTGAAAATTAATCTGTACTGGTTGATAGTTTATTTTTGTTTGTACAAGACGCTTGCGATTGTATTGATTTAACTCTTTGACATCTATCTCATAGCTAGGCAGTTGCACATTCTTGACAACCAATCCCATGTTTGAAACATCAGTGTTGGAAAATGAACCAGTGGATCCGCCCATCTGTGGAATGTTTGTGGTGTTGATTGTAAAACTGACGTGGAAAAGATATTTGAACCTTGGGGATAATTCATATCCATTGGTTCTAAAAGTCTTGCTTGCATGTTGGAAATCCCGCAAGGAATCAATACCAGCGAATCCTTGCAGGAAGTCTTGACCAAATGACATTTATAGTTAGGCTGCCGGAGCGCCTGTTAATGCACCTGTGATTACGTCGCCTGCGATACGACCAATAGTTGCGCCAACGCCAGAACCAATTGGGGTTTGCAGTGCGTTATCAAATGACAGAGTCATTGTGATTGTAACTGCTTCACTGGTACCATAGTTCAAATCGTTATAGTTTACGCTTTTTAAGTAGCAACCATACAATTCCCAGGTTTCAAGAACCACTGGAGTAGAATTGCCGTTACCACCATCAAGGACTTCGCAACGTGTTGTAAATTTATAATCAATACCAGCTGCAGCTGAAGCCTGTTCCATGAAGTCCATTTGCTTCTGCAATTGTTCTCCCACACGCTTTTGTACATTGCCGCCGGCATCATCGCGCATTTCAACACTGAGGTCGCCCCAGCTATGCTTGCCAGCAAGTTTTAACGTACTGTTGTAGATGGGTACCATGATTTCCTCAAACGACACTTCTGGACGAGCGAAACTAATCACTTGTTTGGTAAGTTCAGTTCTTGGAGTTGAAATACCTAATCCTTCAAATACCACTCTAAAGCGGTACTTGAGTTTTGGCATCAACAGGCCCTGGGTCGACGAGCTTTGATCGCTGGCCAGTGGCACTGTCATTCTTGTTAGTGATGAAACGGCCATATGTTATCTCCTATATACAGTATTTATGGCACTTGGAACCATGCGATTCTGAGTCATTATGAATCCAATCATTTAAGCTGCTGCCTGCGCCGAAGCTACTGAACCAGCTGAGATTTCACCAGTATTCTTGATTCTCAATGGAATGTAGATGAATTCAACTGCTTTAACTGGTTCAATTGCAATGTCAACATACAACTCATTTCTGTCAATGGTTGCAGGTGTGTTATTTGACAAATCGCAAACAACCAAGTAATCATAGATACCACGTTTGGCAATCAAATCAATCATCAGGCTTTCGACCGAATTTGCAATCTCATCACGAGTGATCTGATCATTTGGCTCAAACAAGAACTGTTTACCAATCTGCTCAAGTCTGCTGCGCATGAATGCAATCAACCGTGCAACGTTGATACGATTCAATGCTGAGCTAATTGTTGTGAATGTTTTGTTACCAAAGTTAGTAATACCAACACCCGGCACAACTGTGATTGGATTAATATTATCGTTGTACAGCTCGTCACGTAGACCCTGACGTACACCAATCTGTTCAAATTCGCCAGTTGCTGCATCAATATAACCAATACGATCGGCGTTGTCAACCAATCCACGACGTATACCAGCTGGTGCCAACCATGGGAATGCCACTTCGTCATTGCGAATAAATGTACGCAACATCATGTGTGTGGCAGGCTGAACAATTGCTGATCCGCTCAAGTCTGTGGTCTGACAGCTTGGATAGAATGTTGCCATGTACTGATTGCCAATTGACAATCCATCGCCGGCCGGTATTCCTTCGCCATTGTTGTCGGTGCTCCAAGTGAGAATGTTGGTTCCTTCGGGACTCAGTCTCAGCGGTGTATCAACTAATACAAAGCCAGTATTATTGCGTTCGTTGTTGAGTGCCACCATGTTTGTTGCCAACTCAGGATACTGTGGGCAAGCAATTAACTGGAAGTCTATTTGTTCTTCACGAGCTTGTGTGCTTGTGTCAATACTACTCTTCAACGCAGCAACAATCAAGGCTCTCTGTGCCAGACGACCCATGTATGCCGATCCATCATTTCTGTTACCTGATGTAGTGACCCAAGCATTGGTCACATCGGGTAGTGTGTCGTCCGGATAGGTAGTGGCATTAAAATAGTTCACTGCAAATCGCTTGACATTGAATCCTGAGCGACGTGTGTTGAACAACAAAATACCAGTCGGATACAGTGTTGGATCTGGTGCATCTAAATCTAAATAGTTCGAAGTCAACAAACTTGTAATGGTGGGAATTGTGCCAGTGATTGGATCAGTACTACCGTTGGGTGCCCACCGTGCATCAGCAAACAACACACCGTTTTCAGTGGTTTGATCAGCATTGTTGACTTTGACCCACTGATCTTGCCCGTCTACTATTTCCCAACGATACAGCAATGGATAATTTTCTAAGTCTGATGTGTCAATCCATAGATCTCCATATACTAGCGGTGATTGCGCTGTGTCATTCTGTGTAGTAGGCGCTGTTGTAGAAAACTGTGGACCCTTGGCATTGGTCAAAGTTAAATTGTAACCACGCACGTCATTGTTGACGTTTTGATACCCTTGCCATCCACTGTTACCATTGATCATGATGTCAGCTTCGCTGGTAGTTGAATAATACCATAGACGATCATTGGCTGGGTCTTGATCTGGTGCTGAAACACTTGCAGTGTAGTCTAGTTGTACCCAATTGCTTAAAATGTATCCGCCCTGGGGTTCTTCTCTAGCATTCACTGCTTGGTCAAGACCAGCTGTTGTAATAGGACTACCAGTTTGATCTTCAACTACAATTACACCACCGGCGCTGTGGGTCATCACGATTTGACCGGTTGCGTTAAGTGAAGCACCAACATAAGGAACGTTTGCTCCACTCACGGCAGAGATAAAATCAGCCGGAGCAGTTCCTGCTAGAGTCACGGTCACGGATGTGGTCAATGCAGTGCTGTTTGGTGCACTGGCCTGAAGATTAAATGTAGTGTTGTTGATAAACACCGGATCAATTGTTTCACCAGTGGCATTCATTGCTCCACTTTCCATTCTTTCTAACAGTTGAAATGTAAAGGTGTTGTCACCGTTTACATCGTACTGAGCATAGGTAGTGCCAACTGGAATATTTTTACCGCCGCCGGTGGGGTCAAGCGTTTTGTTAGCAGTTTCGTCATTGGTATAAAGTGGGCAACTTTGAGTTACAAACACACCTAGTGTGCCGCTGAACTTTTGAACTACAAGACTGGCACCTTGGTTTACCGAAGTTATTTTATTCCAGATTGAACCAGTTGGCTTTGGCTCATCATCGCTTGTGCGCCAGCGCGGTACTTGATAATTTGGACTCTGCAAGAAACCTGGAGCATAGTATGATCCTTCAGTGATGCCTAATTGTGTTAAGGCAATACCGGTTACATTGAGAATAGTGACAATACCGCCATTGGCAGTAGAACCATCACTGGTGGCAGTGCTGTCAGCATAGATAGTCAACCGTCCATCTTCATTGACTGCGGTTACTCCAATAATGTTGGCACTGTTGATATTAGATACTACCACGCTGACTGTGTTGTTTGGTGATGCAGCCACTGTGATTGGAGTATTATTGACTGTAAACACACCGCCGGCTGTCAATGTAGTTGGTGCCACGGAGCCTTGGGCTGTTGCCCAGCTCAACTTCCATGCATCGCTGCCAATCAATACCCATTCATTTGATGAGTTTTTATAGTAAACTGGATTGTTTGCATTCAGTGCGTTGATTGCATAGTCGCCAATGGTACCCACACTTTGCAGTGGCAGAGTACTTGGAGATGTTTCAATTTGAGTAATGCTGGTCAGTACCAATGGTACTTGATTGGTAAAAACACCTGTGGTTTCATTCCACTCGAAAATACCATACAAAGAATCGTCAGTGTCAAACCAGTACGTACCAGCATCTGGTGACCCAGTTGGACGTACCAAAGTGGCAGTGAGTTCGGCCAAATCAATATCCACACGCTGAACGTATGCACGATTTGAAATTCCCAGGCATGAATAAGCTGCCATCAATCCATATTCGTTCAGCTCGTATCCATTAATTGGAGTACCAGCAGTTGTCTTGTAGAAGAAAGGTACACCAAATGTTGCAGCAAGATCTCGCTGACTGGTGATAGTATAAATTCTGTTGGCATTGACAGCCAGTGTACCTGCTGCTACGCCAGTGCCGGCGCCAGAAATTTTGTTCTGTGCAGTGGCAATAAGAATATAAGGTACAGTGTTAGTCGCTGCGGGAATATAGTTACTCTCGTCAATAACGGTAACTTGTACGCCAGGTGATGTAAGTGCCATTTGGATGGTTCCTTTTAAAGTTATGAATATTTATCGAATTCCTTTAAAACTAACAATCTACGCTGCCCTTGGCAAAGGTTCGCATTAAATAACACTATGAAACGTCCTATCTGCGCTGTGTGCAATCAAAGGTCTTGTGCGGTAAACTACCATCGTGACGAGGTGGTGCATTATCGAACACGCTGTGACAACTGTATTAGAAAAGATCGCAAGATGAAACCCCACGAGCCTCGGTGGAAAACTG